CTGAATCACCAATAGTTGCAAGTACTGTTCCTGAGTTATCTGCTAACTTCAAACGAACAAATACTGAAAGATTATCATTGCTTGCAGGCTTAATCATGTGCATGATAAAACGCTGTACTCCACCTGGAATCAATGTGAAGTCAAATGGCTCTGTAATATATGAATCAATAAGAGATGTTGTGCTACCAGCAATATTTATAGTTGTAGTAGTTTCTGCTGATGCTACTGGATCTGCTCCTAATTGTTTAAATCCTGCTAATTCTGTGATTGATGAATTGAAGAAATAGTTACGACCAGAAGTAATTCCTTGAGGTCCCGTCGCTCCTGTAGCACCAGTTGGACCTGTGGCTCCAGTTGCTCCAATAGGACCAGTTGAGCCTGTGGCTCCTGTAGGTCCAGTATCTCCTGTAACACCAACAGGGCCAGTAGAGCCTGTGGCTCCAACAGGACCAGTTGCACCAGTAACACCAGTGTCTCCAGTAACGCCTTGCGGACCAGTTGGGCCAGTGGCTCCAACAGGACCAGTTACGCCTGTTGCACCTGCGGGACCAGTAACACCAGTAGCACCTGTTGCACCAACAGCACCAGAAACACCAGTTGCACCAGTATCTCCAGTGACACCAGTAGGACCAGTATCTCCTGTAACACCTGTAGGACCAGTTGGTCCAGTTGCTCCAGTAGTTCCTGCACCAGTTGCACCAGTTGCTCCCGTTGCACCAGTCGCTCCTGTTGGGCCTGTAGAACCAGCAGGGCCTGTTGCTCCAGTTGGACCAGCACCACCTTGTGGGCCAGGTGCAGTTACGGTTACAATGTTATTTGTTTCATTGACTACTACTTGATTTGATATTGAAGTCATTATCTTGTAACCTCTCCGCTAACTGTGACTGTTCCTTGAATTAAACGAGTTCTAACTCCACCAGTGCTTAGTTCTAAATCGTAAACATAAAGACCTGGATCAATGTCTGCTTGCTCGTCTGTTGCTATTAAATTTAATGTTCCTGTCAATGGAACAATTGTGATGCCACCATTTGAAGTTGATAGAGTCAATACAGGATTCTCAGAATCAAACTTACGACGAACCTGCATCTCTGCTGTGTAGTTAGTCAAGTTGATTGGAGTACCATTTGGATTATTGTAGATTATTTGTAGAGTCCATGTAGAGCCTTGGTCAAGAGTAAAGTTGTATATGCCTGCGATTGCCACGATTACTCCTTTTCCGTAATATAAACTAAAAATAAGCCTAATGCTATAAAACTAACTGGTGGAAAGATTAGGAAAAGTCCATATGTTGCAAGACCTACACCAGTCACTTCTGTTATTACTGGCCAGTCTATCTTTAGTTTTTTCATTATGCTCCTATATTGAATGAAACCTTGCTACAGGTTGTTTAGGTGGCTTTGGAGCAGTTGCTCTGTCATAGCCAAATATTGCTGCTACAGCAGCGTCAATCTTACGCTTATTTGTAGCCTTTGCTACCATTAAACCTCTTGAAGAAGTCTTGGTAACTGTGTTTGATATATGTCTGGCAAGTCTTTCATCACCATCATGTGTAAATGATTGATTCATAACTGCCTCGTAAAATTTCTGTGTGGCTGGAACCATACGCTCTGCTGAGTTTGGGTAACTTATTACTGGCATACCTTCCTCATCAAGTAACATAAATGTTCTTGACCAACGAGCAGGATCAAAAGTAACTTCTCTGACGCTTATATTTGGATCTCTATAAGTATCAACAATAGTCTTCTCAACCTCTGCAATTGGCACTGACCAAAGTGGATCTGGGTCTACCTCTGGTAGTTCCCATAAGCCTACTATCTTTAAGTGTGGCTTTTCTCCACCTAAGTACCAGGCAATTATAGCAGTAGAGTCGTTTGAAAAAGCACCGTCAAAGGCCAAGATAACATCTTCTCCAGGAATGATTTCTCTGTTCTTAAGTATCAGTGCATCCCAGGCATCAGATGGAATCCATGATTGACCTGTAGAAGTCCAAATGTTTAATCGCTTAGTTTTAAACTCTGCCTCTGGTGTCAACAATGATGCGGAAAGCATGTCCTCTTCAGATACGATATCGCCCATTGAAGGATTGGCTAAATACCAGTTCTCAGGATCCTTGTAATTAAGTTTTTCATCACCTTGATACCAGGCAAAGAAGAAAGAAGGGTCTTCAATCTCGCCTTTTGCTATCTGAATTCCTCTGTTATACATCTGATAACAGATAGAATCCTTACCTGCAGAGTCATATTTAGTGCCTGCTGTGGTAATTGCAACCAGCATTGGCTCTAATCTTGCACCCATAGATAGTGATAAAACATCGTATAACTCTCTATTTTGCTGTGCATGTAACTCATCTATAACAATAAAAGTAGAGTTTAAACCTTCTTTTGTAAAGGATTCAGATGATAATGCTCTGTAAACAGAACCAGTTAAAGGGTTATAGATAGTGTTTTGGTATACTTCTAAGATATCTTTTAACTCTGGTTCAAGTTCAATCATCTTCTTTACCGTTTTGAAAATGATACGAGCCTGTTCTTTATCTGCTGCTGCAGAATAGATCTGGCCTCCATTAACACCTAAAACAATTTGCTCTAAAACCAGAGAAGCAATCAGTGCTGACTTTCCATTCTTGCGAGGAACGCCAATTAAAGCACGACGGTGCTTGAGCAACCCATCTTCTCTTTCAGCATAAAGATTTACAAGAAGTTCTTTTTGCCAGGGTCTAAGAATAAACTTTTCACCAGTCTTACCAGCGATAGAGTCTTCAGTTAAATGGCATAGAGTCTCAATAAAATCTATGACTTCATGACCACGAGAGTTAGACAACTCAGTTTCTGAAACAGGCGATAAATATGTTGGAGGCCAAGTCATGCTAACCTCTAAATGCTAACGAAAGCCTGTTCTTTTCAAAGTCAATATCTATAATTTCAACTTCTACTTCCTGGTCCATAGCATAGGACTCAGGTAATGATTCGCCCATCTTGGACTTATGAACAAGACCTGCAAGCATTCCCATTTCAACAAACACACCATAGTCAGTTATTCCTGAAACCTTAGCCTTATGTATTTGACCTATGGCTAATTTAGCAAATTCAATTTGCTTATCTTCCTTTTGCATCTGCTCAATAAGTGAGCGGCGATTAAGAACGATACTTCCTTTTGCTCTATCAATTGAGTGAATTAGGAATTCAGCCTCATGGCCAATATATGATTCAAAGTCTGTAACTCTATTTACATCAATTAGAGAACCAGGCAAAAAGGCCTTAATTCCAATATCAACAATTAGGCCACCCTTAACCATTTTTACTACCTTACCTATAACAGGTATAGATAATTCAAACCTATTTTGAAAGTCATTCCAAAGAGATTCTACTTCATTCTGTTTTAGGGATAGTATGTACTGTCCTTCTTCATTCTTATGTAGGACTATTGCTTCTACTACCTGCCCAAGTTGGACAACATCCTCAATATAGGCATCCTTACGATTTGATATTTCAGTCTTTGGGATAAAGGCTTCCATCTTATCGCCAATATCCACAAGTGCACCATCACGACCAATTTGAACAATTGTGCCAGATACTGGCTCCTTGATCCTAAAGGTCTTCATGGATGCATCTATGGCAGCCATAAAATCTTCTGCCGTTCCTATATCGTTAATTGCTATTTGTTTCATTTATTACTTCAGCCCCTGTTTCTATCAATTCAGATTCAGCCTCTACAATAATTGTAGCAGCATTGGCTCTGTTATGCCTTCTTTCCAAAAGTTTGTCAATAGATGTAGCAGCCTTGACCTCTGCAACGCCTAAGCGTGATCTCGCAATAGGGTCAAAGCCAAGAGATGCTAACGCATCAGTGTATGCTTTATTGATTGCGACAAACGCTCTACCATCGTTGCTCTCAAGGGTAGCCATATATTTATTTCTTGCTGCCTCTGAAGCATCAGCCAAAAATGCAGCATTAGAAATTGCATCAATATCACTAACTGGACTAAGCCAAGTTACAGCCATGCCCCAAGCACGATTCCAAAGTTTAATTCCTGTCTCGCCAAGAGTATCAGGTGGTGTTGGAATTTCTCTGGCCATGGGCAAATGCGTAATATTATTTAAATCAGGCAAAGGTCTTTGACCAGGATTGCCCAATAATCTTTTAAGTTCCGTTGGTTTTGGTGGCCTGCCTGCCGTCATTTTATTTTATTCTCCAATGTCCGTTTTGCGTATTTCATTCCTAATTGTACCATTTCTGTAATTTCGCAGAGAAATACAGAACAGGGCAGCCAGGGTTCTGCTGTAGTTTTTGAACACAAAAAAACACCCATACCCATGGGATGCCACGGAGGGTGTGCCAGTAATGGAAGTGTTTTTTAAATAATATTATTTCTTAGATGAATTGCATTTCCTACATAAAACCATTACATTTTCAAGGATATTAGATCCACCATTTGCTAAACTAAGTATATGGTCTGCCGTCAGATCTTTATTTGTTCCGCATCTTGAGCACCATGGCTGCAGGGATCTTGCTAATCTTGATATTTTTTGCCATTCATAATCGTACTGCCTGTTTCTTTCTTTTCTTTTAGGATCTTTTGCTTCTATTGCATTCTTGCAATCTCTACATATACCGCCACGAGATATAATGCCACAATATAAACAAGGCGAATTAAATCTCTTCATTATTATTAATATTATCTTCTATTGAACATTCATCACAATCATGGTCTTGTTCAATTGCTTGGTCATACTTAAGGGCAGCACCCATATGGGCATTCATTAATGTTAGGGCTGTCATCATGCCTCTATTCAATAATGTCTCAACACCATCAAATGATAATTTCTCATCTGTTTCTAAATGGACTTGAGATGCTCCTACTATTAGATGCATACTATACATATAGTTCCTTTATTGGGATTAATTGGTACTCTTTAGATTCCGCCCTGATTTTGGGTGCACGAAGTACAGACCCTCTCATTTTACCAGATAAATTAGAAACTCGCAACTCCATTCCTCGCTTTCACTATAGAAGAAAGGTCATATAAACCATTGCGTTTTGGTAGGTTATGTGAGGTTACTATGTTCAGAACCTCTCTCTTTGTGAGGTTTAGCCATAGACAAATAGCCTCAAGATCCAGCCAAAACCTCTTATCTGGATTATCCATAGCCAACTGTAGTAATCTATATAGTGTCCAAGAACCCTTACATTTGAGGCAGAATACATCAGACAAGATATTATCAATATCTATTGCTACCTTATTCTTACATCCATCTGTAGGACATGGTATTCTTCTGGTAGTTTCTATAAAGGATTTAGTTACTGATAGTCCTTTAGAGTGGATTACTTTAACTTCCGCCGCAAATTCACCAACCCAGTCCTGCTTAAGAGTCCAGCCTAAATGAGTAATGTGGAACTGGGCTGTTGCAGCAACCTCTGCCTCAGTACTTGGCTCTCGTCTCAGCAGGGCTGGTGGCGTTAGATTTCTACCTCTTCTAATCAGGGCTTCATATCTATGTAGGACTGGCAAGATATCCACAGCCATGGAGTAATCCATAGCAGATACATTAAACCCTATTGATCTTTCAGAGGTAGGTGATCCTGACCCAGTTCTGCCTGGAACCAGGAATCCTTTTGCTTCTTGTTGCATGGTAGGAATATCAGAGAGGGACTCTCTTAATGTGTTCTCACATCGTCTGCAGAGATACTGTTCATCTCTTGCATGATGCTGACATAACTGACATTCCATCTTTGCCCCTATCGTGATTCTAATTGTTTAAATAAGTCATCAACTGTATTGATATCTTTAAACTCTTTTTGTACAACTAACTCTTCAGTTTTTTCTTTTGACCATTCTTCTATTTGCTTTTGTCTTGCCTCTTGCTTTTTCTTATTAGCAGGAATAGCAAGAACAGCAATCAGTGCTGCCCAACTAAATAGATAAGACATTAATGCCCAGAAGACAACTCTCTTACCTAAACTAAACGCAGCAAATACGGTTAAAAAAACCCAAACATACTTCATCATTTAGTTCCCTCATTCGTTTCTATAAAGCCTATCTTCTCCATAGACTTACCACAGTCAGGACATTCCTGATTGTCTAATTGCACCTTCTCATCATTCTTACACCAATATATATTTGATTCCATTTGATCTCCAAACGCTTGTAAATGTATATAGTTAAATGCTTTGAGAAGTCTACGCTTCTTTGATTCTACTGGTTCTTCTTTTATTGTGTACATTCCGCCACTTATCTCTTCTTCTTGTTTCTCAAGCCTGTATTGTCTATCGTATTCTTTTCTGCATTCTCTACAGACAGTAACTCTTCTTGTACCTGATTTATGAGCCAAGGCAAAGTATTTATCTTCCAGAGGATATTCAATTTCACATTTGATACAAACTCTTTTATGCATGTCATTTACCACTCACCATTCACATCGTAATCGTTCCAATTCAATTTACTTGGACGAAGTGCTGCAAGTTCATGATGCTTCTTCATTGCTCTTTCATAATCTTCATCAGTTGCATAATCAGATCTTGATGAACTTGGTAGGATAGTAACGCCTGGAATTAAGGATCTAATTAATGCTTCTGCATCATACTGTTCCTGCTTTGCGTAAACTACTTCTTCTTCTGGCTTTAATTCTTTCATTTGTTTTGCCCCTTTGCTCTATCTCGTTTTGCTTTCTCATAGTGTGCTGCACAAATACCTTTTGCATAATGTGGCCTCACACATCCTTCAATTGTACACTTCTTGTTGTTTGTCTTTACAGACTTGTAATGTGCTGCATTGCGACATTGTTTGCAATAGTAATCAACGCCATGTAAAAGGTTCCAAGTGTTTAGTTTATAGAACTGATCTAATGGCTTGTCCTGTTTGCACTTGTTACATGTCTTTGTCATACTGGCTTCCTGTTATCTGAGTTTGTATTCTCACGATTTGTAAGTACATTTAAATGGGTTGGTTCTACACATTTCTTATTGTGACAAATATGATTAATTATTTTCGTATCAGATTTTCCATTAGTCAATTTGCTTGATTTAGGTAAAGCGTCAAATCCATTAGCCAAAGCAAATGAAAGTCTATGTGCTTTAACATTTCTAAATACAGTTCCATTCTCAGTTATTATCTTGACTGGAAATGCACGATACATATCTCTGCTATCCCACTTTGCTCCAGCAAATTCAACACAGCCATTTGGTTGTGGTAATAGAAGTGACTTAAATCTTTTTATATTCTCTTCATCTGATAATGCATATTCTATTGCTTGATCTTTTTGACTTAACATTATGCGTATACCTCCAGAAATTCTCTAACTGTGGTAACACTTTTATATTCATTGCATGGTACGCATATTTGCGTTCTTGAGTAGTCAATCTTTTCTGAGACTACCTGCTCACAATAGACACAAATTAGTGTGTCTGGATTTAATGTTTCTAACATTTGTATTTCTCCTCATTCTCGTTTTTACAGTTTCTCAACTGCATACTACAAGTATAACATGACTATTCTATAATTGTCAAATAAAGGGCCTTATTTTGGTAACTTTTTGATAACAATTTCCTGAGAATTGTCTGAGGATAACTCATACCAACCTTTGCCCCATAAGGTCAATAATCTCTTAAAATAAGCATCATAATGAAATCTAATAATATCAGTAGAGTATTTTGAGTATGTATCTAATGCTATCTTTCTTGGATCCAGCCTCTTTACAAGTTCCGTCGCTTCTACGAACTGAGCCAGAGTATTGCATCTAAACCCATTAAATCCATTTTTAACAGTCTCAGTAAATATCCCAAAATCCGTTGTGATAACTGGTGTTCCTGTAGCCATAGATTGGATATGTACATTACAGAAAGGTTCATGATAGATAGTTGGAGTAAATGTAGCAATTGCTCCTCCAAGAAGGGCTGCTCTGTCTTCCGCTTTGACTTCACCTATGTATTGGCCGTAAGGTGGAATATAGTCACCAGATCCTGCCATAATTAATTTAACTCCTGCTGCTTCACAGGCCTGAGATGCTATGTCTACACCTTTACGCTTAGTCATTCTGCCCATGTAAAGATAATAATCTTGCTTTTCAGTTTGAAACGGGAAGTTCTCAACATTGTAATATCCATTAATAACTTGGTCATAGAAATTTATATCTACAGCAGAAGCATTTTTAAATTGTGCTGACACTGCAGAACGCCATGTGTTACTTTCAAATACCTTGTAGTTAGCAAATGTACCTGAATATCCAATGCCGTATTCTACTGATATGTGATCTGGGAAGGCATCTGCTATTGGCTTTTGAGCAGTTCCACCAATTAGACAAATAAAGTCTTTTTGTTGGATATGTCTTGCAATTGTCTGAATGGCATTACGGTTAAATATCTGCCAATGTGGAAGAGTATTATCAAATGAAGCAGATGTATAGTGCTTATCTCCTACTGCTTCTAATCTATCTTGTTCTGGTAAGCATTGAATGTAGTCTGTCACATTTGCATCTGTACCTGGGCCTGAGCCATATAGAAATACATCATGGCCTAAACTCATCATCATATTACAAAATTCGTAAGTCTTCTCCGTATAAGCGCAAGAAAAATACTCTTTAGTTACTTGTGTGTGAGGCAATCCAATTACATGAAATCTCATTTTGGTCCTATAACTCTTTTCTGATGATCAGGATACTTAGTTCCATCTGTGTGATTGCCATTAAAGTATCTTCTGCCTGATTGGTGTGGCTTTTCTAAATCTACCGTCTGTCTTTCAGTACTTAGAACTGCAGACTCTTGTACATCATTTTGAACTATCTCAGCAGGAAATACATCTACTGCTGGAACTACTTTAAAGTTTTCTACAAAATTGCGAGGCACAGGAATAAAGGCTCCAAGTGCATCACCCTTACGAACTTTTACTATATGACCTGGCAAAGTCATCTTTAGATTAAAAGTAAAGTCTCGTCTAATCTGATCTGTTTCAATAACACCAGTCATAGCAACACATGTAGGTACAAACATGTTTGGTGGTTGTATAGTCATTAGATTAACTCCTGGAGGAGTCTTTAAAGCAAATCTATTTTGTATTGTAAGAATGCCACTTCCAAATCCACCCTTGACAGTTTGCTTATGCTCATTGCTTCCATCAATAATTGTGATGTGTGGATCATGCTCTCCACCAGGCCAAACTGCATCAAAGTCTATTAATGACTTAATCACAAAGCCATATTGGTTGCCTATGTTAATTGGCAGGCAGTAATAAAAATGGGCATTGAACCAATCTCTTTTAGATTCTCCTGCTAATGGCAGAATGACTTCCTTGTAATAACCATGCTCTTCAATTTCTAAAGAATGTGGAACTACAAGGATGTGATTATCTGGAACTTCATATCCAGCGTCATTCATATAATGCATTATTTACAGCAACCGTCTTCACAATCGCATTCAATAAGGTCTTGCTCCATATTGTAAATAATCATATCTAACTGCTCAAGTGCATTGATTAATGCAATCTTAATTCCTACTAATTCCTCAGCAGGGTACTTCTGGTAGTTCAAGTTGTTCTGGTTCATTGTTGGTCCTCCCATTTATTTCCTCCATTACTTGTGCTCGTATTGCTTGTGTTAGGCCATAAATCCATTCATTGGCCATCTTCATTTGTTCTTCGTCTTCTGATGTAAGAACTATGTCTCCATCAACAAAAGCCCATGTGTTCATTTCTTTTCCTTATTCTTTTTTATATCTCTAAGTGTGCCAAGAATTTCTCTTACTACACCGTTTTTATTTACACGAACAACTTGTCCATCCTTTATTTGGGTAGGATTAAAACCATCGTGTCTTTTTAGTTTGCCAGATGACATATCTTTTTCCTTTTTGTAATGAAGTTGATTAGCAAATCTGGAAAAATATCTTCTCATTTATAAGGTCTTCTTCCAGGTACTGTTGGATTCTTAGAAATATTGGTTCTTTTATTTCTAACTTCTGCAAGTGTATTTCCTATGTTAGGTAAAGGCTTACCAGGATTACGCTTTACATAAGCAGTGATATATCTATCAAGGTATTCATCTATCAATTGTACCACTTGCTCATCATTCATGTTATTTAAATCTGATGGATTGTTATGTTTCCAAAAACGGCTTAGAAGTCCTGGCTCTTTCATGATTGCTCTCTCCAAAGATATAAGGCAAATGCAGCACCAAGCCCAATTACCAAATTGCCTAAAATTATTCCTAAAGCACAACCACCAATAATGTATTTATACACGATCAATCACTATATCCAATCCCATTGCTTGCATTTCAAGTCTTTTAGCGTATTCTTTCTTTACCGCTTTTTTCCAACCTTGTGGTGGTGGATATGGAATTCCCATTGACTCTAATTGCCATCTCTTTGGAGAACCAGCCTGCATTGCTCTTTCCAAAAGTGGAAACGGTACTTCTGCAAGACTTACTTCTTGAACAGGCTTATAGTGGCATACAGTTTGATCCTGATGCCTTACCTTCTTGGTCTCATGATGCCAATAGACATATTCGCCAGGTTCAATAACCTTATGGCATTTATAACATTCGTTTGGCCATTTGTTTTTTAGCAAATGTAGTTTAGATTTTGCGGTCATTATTTGACCTTCCTACGATTTGGCATTTTGGCTCTAATTCCAAGCCAGTCACACATTTCTCTTAAGTGTGTTGATTTCATAGTTTCTGGATTCCAAAGAATTGTGTCTCCAGTTAAAATTGCTCTATTGCAATAATCACAAGTATTCTTATACTTGTTTTCCATCTTAATCCATGTCTCATTCATAAACTCTGCCCCTGTTGATAGTAGTTTAGTATATAAGTAATATATACTTTAATTTCTAATATCCTTATATATAAAGATATCTTTAATATAGAAGATATTATCTTTAAGAGGAATTCTGTGCTGAGAAAAACAACCTGACCACTATTATTTAATAGTTAATCAAGTGCTTCTCCAGGACAGATATTACTCTTAACACATTTCTGTGCTCCTGGTACAGACACAACCTTAAAGTCTGTAGCGCATTAGTCTTAGTATAGCAGAAGAGTTTTTCTATTGTCAAATTAGGATAAAAAAAAGACCTCCAAGAGAGAATGAGAGTAACCATCTTGGAGGTCGTCAGCATGTGAACTGACATTTTTTATGTTGACACTCAGGAGGTAATCAACTATGTTAATTGTAGCATTGGTGGTATAAGTCTGTCAACTTGATTCAATACCAGCCCTTTTCTTTAAAGTGATTCCAGGCTCCACATGGATGTGAATGTCTTCTGGAAATATATGAGAGGGTAGCGACTAACTGTGCTACTCCTGCATTGGATTTTTTCATGCCTAAACTACTTACTGTAGAGTCAAGCATTTGGCCTATTCCACTGGCTGTAGAAATTGGATTCTGCGCTTTAGGATTCCAGGCTGATTCTTTTCCTATCAACTTGGTAAAGCATGAATATTGTTCTTTATTTAGCAATTCCTTGGCTACCTGCTTTGCAGATACCTGCATCAAAGGTGGCCTTTCTTTATAAACTACTGGAACTGCTGGTTGTGGATTTGTTATTTGTAGTATTAAAACTGTTATTACTACGAATAATGCTCCTATGAATGTATTTTTGCTTATAATTAGATTACTCCTTTTTAAGCCCCAATGAGCCCCTTTGAGACATTCCGTAGAATGGCCCAAAACTAAGTATATATTACTTCTGAGTACTTTGCAAAGTTAGGACTTCAATGCTATACTTTAAAAACGCTGTTTGAACCGTTTAAACAGCCTACTAAGGAGGTAATAACATGGAAGACAAGCCATATGACTTAAGAGATTGTGGAATATGCTCTAATGAATTTAAAGCACCAAGATGGTCCAGTGGAAAATCATCCACCAGAAGATACTGTGATGAGTGCTTATCTAAAAAATTTGCAACAAATAAAAGAGAAGAAGACCATTATGTTGATAAACATGGGTATGCACAAATTAGAATTAATGGTAAATTAATGGCTGAGCATAGATATGTCATGGAACAAAAACTTGGAAGACCATTAAAAGAGGCTGAATCAGTCCATCATATTAATGGGATCAGGCATGATAATAATCCTGATAATCTTGAATTATGGGTAGGCCCAATCAGATATGGACAAAGGGCTGCTGATATTAAATGTCATCATTGTGGTGAATCTTATAAAATTGATTAAAGGATTGCCTCTCAGTACCCTCTAATTCCTGCGAGGATTGATTTTAAGGCCTGTTTCTATGCTTCCAGGTCATTTACCTTAGAGATGGCCCCAGATTGCTCCAGGGCCACCCTTTAAGACCTGAATCGCTCAAATATCCCTTTAGGTGTGTGTAGCGTTGTGATCTTAAGTATTAATTTTACCAGTTATTTGGAATTTCGTCCAAACTCTTTTTCGTTAGGCTGCAAAGCCTTTGCCAAAGGTCCTAATAGACCTGCTAAAAATGCATTTGCCAATACCTTTGGATCTGTAATTCCAGACATGTATAGAGCCACAACTGATGCCACAGATGCTCTTGCCCATGATTGAGCCATTGCTATTGCCTTCTCTTTGTTGGATTTAACTATCTTGGCCTTAGCCATCTTTGTTCTCCTTTTTTAACTTCATTGTTTTTATTCTTGCCTTTACTTCGTCAGGTGTTTCAACTATCTCAAAATGCATTTCGTCTTTGCGTTTTGCATAGTCTCCGCCCCAACGAATTCCGTACTTCTTGCATAATTCTCTAATTGTAGCAGCCTGCTGCTTGGAAAATGTGTTTTCTGCATGTAAGGGATGCTTAGTAGCGTTGAGGTCTATGGCTGTGCCTGATGAGTGATTGCTCAAATCAGAATCACTACCTCTAACATCTCTATAGGCGTATGCCCAATCGTCAAACACTCCAGTGTCAATAGGCTCTACCTGAGCGTGAAACTCAGCAGCAAAGGCAGTCAAGATTACTCCTGCGTCTTTCTGTAGTCTCATTTTCCTGTCAGTGCCTTTGACTTTAAAGATCTTTATGTCTATTTCCTTTTGATCTTTAGATGCAGGCCATCCATTTTGTGATTTTTGCATTACTCACCCTTTGGTTTAAATGTTTTTCTTGGCTTCTCATTTGATTGAATTAAAAGTAGCATTATTTGATCTACTCTTTCCTCAAGTCTGGTAATCTGGTCCTTCATGCTTTTCCCAGAATTTGGGACTAACTCAGAAAGGTAGTGCTTGACTAACCATCTAACTGATCCTACGAATGCAACTGCTATTGTGATTGCAGATACAATAAAGCCTGCCCACTGCTCTATGCTCATGTGTTTCTCCTTATTGCCATTTATGGCTTTTATTTTTATCTAAAGTCCAAAAAGAGGCAATGGTGTAACGCATTCCGCCTTCTATCTTGGTTACTCCATGCAGGTGGTCTGGATCTCCTGGATGTACTGCCAGTTTTCCAGCCTGTGGAGTAATATTTATTTTGTAGTTTGGATAGTATGTCTGACCACCTTCGTAGTCATCATTAAGATAGATAATTGATCCAAACACTCTATGCTCAAATCCATGGATATCTGTATTTGTCATATCATCTGCATGTGGAGGTTGTTCCATTCCTGGAAACCACCTGACAATTTGCAAGGTATCAGAATAAACTTCAGGAATTGCATAGTTATTTTTAATTACATTACCGCATCTGTTGTTAGCATCTAACATTATTTCTGCCGCTTTTTTATCATGCTGCAGAATGGTGTAGTAATTAAGAACACGATTTTCCCAAAACCCTGTTCCACCGCTTTCCCAAATATCTAATCCTGTTACTGTTTTTATTAGATACTCGCAATTTTCTTTAGTTATAAAGTTTTCTTTAGTAACTGCGTTGAACATATTAGTTCCTTATAGCCAGATTGATGCAGGCACGAGGAGCCTTAAATGTCTCAATCTCATGGACTAACAACTTAGGAATAAATAAGAAATCGCCTTCTTTGACATGATATTCATTCTCAAGGTTATTTCCTGTGCGCCAGATCATTTCACCTTTGACTACCCATTGAAATTGATCAACCAGGTCATGATGGTTCTTTCCTACAATGCCTCTGTTCTTCATAAATGTTACAAGACCAAAGTTGTTTGTGTACTCGTCACCATACAGCGATTTTCCAAATTCTGTAACTGGTGCTAATTCAGGAATTATTGTCATATAAGGATCTTGTGGATCATTAAGTTGAAAAGCAAGTCTTGACCAAAATCTACATTTTAGTTTAAAACTTAAGTATTCGCTATCAAGATTATCTCTATCTAAGTAGGAGTTGTCTGGATAGTTTTTTGTGTCTTCCTCAACATATTTGGCTATTACATCCAGGATTGTATCCCATGATGGTAAATTAGGAAATGGATTATTAAATATGTGGATTCTATTCTCAGCCCTGGCTTGTTCTATCATGGCTAAGTCAATTGGTGAGTTATTCATATCTGCCCCTTTTCGGTAGTGTTTGATATAATTGTATCATGTACAAGTATTTTTATTTTCTTCACATAGACAAAACAATAAATGTGTCTATAGATATTAACATCATGCATACTTTGTACAAAGTTATGAATAGGCATGGTGTTGATACTTCTTTTAATTTAAAGCATTCTGATCATAATAAATGGCGTGACTTTACTGATCCCGCTTTTATTTTTACCATTTTCAGAAATCCTATGCTGAGAACTACCGCAGAGTTTACCCAGTCTATGCTGTACGACGATTTTGGCCTAAGAAGAATTAATCCTCATGGTGCTCATGTTGATGATGGATTTGATCCATCCTTAGATGATTTTGAGAAATGGCTTTACACACTTCATACACCAAATTATCAGTCCAGAGTCCTACATGGCGGTATTCGTAATGTTTCACATGAAACAATTGAAGAAAGATTAAAGCAAATTAATTTAATTGTTAAAGATTATGAACTTGGTGGTCAAGCAAAGCAAAATGAATTGGCTAATAAAATTCTTAGCAGCCTTGGGATTAATGAAACTATCAAGACTCCTTGGCTGCCAGAATATGCTTTTCAAGAAAGACATGCCAATTTATTTTATTATAATAAATTAAGAGGAACCAGTTTAGAACAGGTAGTTAAAGATTTAAATAGTGCTGACTTCCTTATGTATGATCGTCTGAAATAGAGTTAAATATAAAATTATAAACTTCTTCATATGATTGACAATTCCAGGTATCTATATAGTTATAAGAAATATTTTCTAATGAATTAACTATGTCATGTTCCCAGTCAAATAAATAACCACTGTTAGGTCTTACAGCATAAAACTTTGTTCCATTTTGTGCCCATATGCCATTATGAAAAGATGTTCCAATAATTCCTGCTATGTGTGTGGCATTGTGAGATATCTTTATCTGATCCTGTAAAGACATTCCAGACCAAGTTACTATCCAATAACCTTTATCTATAAATGCCTGTTCTATGGCGTCTTCTACCCAATCCTCAAAATATCTATTTTTAAAATATCCATGCTTATCTAAATTCTTTTCTTTGAGTTCCAGACTAACATTTTTTCTACTCATAAATATTTTTTTGCCTAATGATTCGTCTACTACTTTATATTCTTTAAAATATTCCGCTAAAGCCTTAGATACTTGTGGGCAATGATGTTCGCTAAAAAATGGGTACTGGAAATTGAAGAATACCTTTTGGTTATCCATCATAACTACCAAGTTCTCTATAAAGAAACTTGTTTCATCCATTTCATGTCCATATAAATATATCTTTTCATCACCAAAGTCTTCAAAAATCTTATTATTACAAAAGTTTATAATGTGAGAAAGTTCTTGATGTTTATATACATCTACACCTGAATGAGGCTCTAAAAAGAAAGGCTTTAGGTCTTTAAATATTGACTGGCAATATACGAATCCACCTACATATTCTTTTAGATAATGTCCATATTGTCTACCGCCATCAGATACACAGAACCAATATCCACGCATATCATAATGCTTTTTATTTTTTAGGTGTGGGTTTATCCTAACATTTTTAAATACATAAACTGGTAAATCTTCATTTTCTACTGTAGTGACTTCATCATAATATACTTCGTAATTAAATATTGGTACTTCAAACATTCTTATTTCCTATAAAGTCAATGTCTATTTTGCATCCAGCACAAATTCCAGACTTAGGACCTTCTTCTTTTAGATGCTCTCTCCAAGGTGTATATTTCTCATTTCTATATATTTCCCAAATAGGAGCATCGTTGATATGAGCCATAATTCCACTCTTGTGCTCAGCAACATCTGATCTTGTGTTGCAACACACCATTACAGAGCCATCGTAATCTATGTACATATTGTTAAATGGTTGTCCACATGGCTTTGTTCTTACATACTCTTCATTAAATCCCGCAACTTTTTCTGTCCTGGATGTACCTTCTACAGCAAAGTTTCTTGCCCTTAGATGTACGATTATTCCATCTATATTCAGATCATATTCAATTCTTTGATTATCTACATCAGATATAACTGTGTACTCCACATCCAACATCTTTATCTTTTGCTGCATACGCTTACGCATTTTTGCATGGTCATATAGTTCATTGTTTGCCAGGTACTGTTGAATAAATAACTCATTTAATCCTGCATCACGCAATTCATAAATATACTCTAAGGTAACATAATCACCATTAGTGTTTGTCCTTAATTTGGCTTTAGGCAATTTTTCTCTTGCTTGAGATATTCTTTTTAGAATTATTTCTTTATATGCAAGTGGTTCATTATATCTACTATAAGTAATTTCTTTATCGTAGTCTATTTGTGCTAATTGATCTATAATTGATATATACATTTCTTCTGGCATTAGATTATTGTCAGAGATTCTGTTTATATAAGAGTTTGGGCAAAACCAGCACTTTCTATTGCAATAAGAATATACTTCTATTTCAATAAGTTTTAGTTGATTCTTAAACCACTGCTGTAAAGGATCATACATTAAAGCGGAGCCATCCCTGTGTTATTTACTCTATTATAGGTATATCCTTTTTCTCTGTAATCATTTCTAACAACTTCTACATATTGAGGACCTTCAGTAAAATACCAGTGATTAGGCTCTACATAATGAAAGTACGCAACTCCAATTTTAATGTTTTCTTCATTAATAGTGTCACGCCAATGTTCTTGTTCTTCTCCAAAAAAGCATACAGCCTCATTCTCACCATAGAAATATGGCTTTCCTTCTACAATTAAAGGCCATGGGTGGCTTTCATAAAAGCATAGGTCTATCGTATATGTACACGCATTTGCATCATAATGATGATGTAAGGTAGCACCAGTCTGTGTATATTCAGCAAACAGTGCATTTGTTGGTAATAATGTTTCGCTTTTAAATACTTTTCTTGCAAGAGGTAGAAGTAATTCATGATATTTCTTTAGTACTTCATCGTTATTTCCAATTAGCCACCTACCGCTTTCGTCTAATGCAGTAGTTCTAAGATTAGGATGATTGAGAAAATATTCTCTTCCTGCCTTAAATTCTTCTTCTGGTAAAACATCAGATATTACAAACGCTTCTCTGCTCATTACCATTTTCCTTCTGGACATGCTGCTGCCTCTAATTTAGTTTTAAGTGGCATTACGCAACCACACTTATTACATTGAGTCGTAGCCTTAATATAAAAAGGACACTCTTTGCAAATACTTAATCTATCTTCTGCTATCTGAGCATCCTTAACATATTTATTGCCATCAAACATGTGCCAAGGTCTTGTTTCACCTTGAGCCTTTTTCCATTCACTCCATTTAGACATTTACTTTGCCCCTTTTGTATTAATTAAACTGAGATGACTTTTTCGCCGTCCCAAATGTCTCCAATTTTGGCCGCTTGGCCTTGTGGAAGTTCAACTATTGTTACTTCAGTATCTCCAGCAAAAATAGCGTTTAACTGCTCTATTCTACCAGATGCCGTATCTTTTTGTGCAATCACTCCATAAACGATTACATTATCACAAAGAAATCCATATGTGTCTATTGAATTCCAGTCAATAGTTGGAGGAATTATAGTTGCAGGTCCTCCGCTAAATCCTTCTCCATCCCAGACTGCTCCAGGAGTTGCTGACCATTTGTATGGAGTTAATTTCATTCCAGTAATTGGAAGTCCACTTTCTACAGCGTTAACAAGTCTTTCTTGTCCAACTGGATTATTGCCATACCTTGCAAAATCAAAGATATCCCAAGTTCCTTCATCATTTTTTACTACACAAGCGTACATTATGCTCCTTTTTTGTTAGTGAGCAGTTTTAACTCATGCTCAGGAGTATTTTTTAGAATGGGCAGTTAGTGCTACAGCAACATTCGCCCAGATATCCAAGGCAAGCAAATCCGCAATCATTTGCTGGCGGAGTTACAGGAGGTGTAACAGGTGGAGTTACTGGCGGAGTTACTGGTGGTGTAACTGGCGGAGTCACTGGTGGTGTTACAGGTGGCGGTGGAGTAACAGGTGGAGTGACAGGTGGTGGTGGTGTCACTGGTGGTGTCACTGGTGGTGTCACTGGTGGTGTCACTGGAGGTGGTGGTGTCACTGGTGGTGTCACTGGTGGTGTCACTGGTGGTGTCACTGGTGGTGGTGGTGTCACAGGAGGAGTAA